AATCACCGACATGCTGGTGCGTTCCGGCGCCGTCAACGTGGTGATCGTGGATTCCGTGGTATTGATAGTTACCTGGAGCCTACCACACTACAGGGGGGTACTGTTGAGGCATCAGAGAATATGCGACTAGACGGGGATATCGCATCTGTCCGCAAGGGTATTGAGTTTAAGGCAGGAGCAGTCACACTTACTTATGCCGGGGATGAGCAGGTATTTGCATCCACCTTATTTTCCGATCCTGTCACAGGGACAGAATTTATCGCCTGTGCCACAAAGGATAAAGTCATCCTATGGAATGATCAGAATAACAGCGGTATAGATATCGCGTACCCTGGCGGACAGACGGTAGCAAGCGGAGATAATGCGAGCTTCGTTCAGGCAATGGAGAAGCTTATCCTTTTCCGCGGAACCGGTAAAGATCCGCTAGAATGGGATGGCGATTATACCACCCCCACAGCCTTTACGCTCAAGAATAATGCATCCCCCACAGCAGGCAGAGTGGAATGTCCTAGCACAAACTTTGGCACCTTCTTTGCAAACCGCTTGATCGTACCACAGCCAAGCGATTCGCAGTACACCGTGATCATGTCCGACCTTTTGGATACGGATAACTTCTACCCCGCAGAATCGCAGTTCAGGATCAATCGTGGAACTGCAGATCGCTTGGTAGGATTTACTCCATACCTGGAGAATCAGTTACTCGTATTTTTCCGCAACTCGATCCACATGATTAACAATGTGGCAATATCATCTGCGGCAGGAGTCTTTGAGATTACCCGCCAACGGGGATGCGTGGCACGCAAGAGTATAGCCGCGAGTGGTCCGCAGATATACTTCCTATCCGATGATGGTGTATTTACCCTGCAACAAGGCTTAGACCCCGCCAAAGGACTAGGAGTTGCAATCTCGAAGGTAAGCGGAGAAGCAATCCCGCTATCCCGCCCGATACAGGATCAGTTTAAAGAAGTAAACTTCGCCTCTGCGGACAAAGCGTGTGGTATTGTATTTGATAATAAGTATTACCTCGCAGTCCCCACAGGTTCATCCACCGATAATAATAAAATCTTAGTATATGATATCCTTAATACAGCATGGACTTCAGTAGATTCCTTCCCCGCAGGATTTGTAATAGATGATTTCGTCACCGTATTACATGGTAGCGATCCCACCAAGCGCAGACTCTTTGCAGTCAACGACAAGGGATGGCATTTAATCGAGGAAGGCACCACCGATATCACGGGAACGGTAGGGAGCGCAAGCACCACCTCCACCGCGATAAGTGCCAGGCTGAAGACCCGCTCCTTCACATTCGGAAATATCGATGTAAAGAGTTGGAAGAGGGGGCAGTTGGGATGCGAAGTGAGCAACGGGGATCAGTTCACGATCAAGGTCAATACAATAGACCCGGATCGGACGAACACGGTACACACCGAGAATGCGACAACGAGCGAGGAGAAACTGATTCGCTTTGGCAGTGGACGCGCGAGAGGTTACGCCGCGAGCGTAGAAGTAGATGTAACAGCCGGGCGGCCTAGCTTTCGCCATGTATCGCTAGAAGCGATAGCGGGCGGAGCGAATGCGAGGAGGGAGATTGCATAGTGGCAGTCACCGCCACAGTTACCCGTGGTTTTACCTTCGCCACAGGCGTGGAGGCCGATGCCTCGTCTCTTAATCAATTGGGCGAGCCCACCGTCACCGTAGACTCCATCTCCGCCACCTCCGTTACCCTGGAGAATTTCACCGTAAGCACACTACCCGCAAATGGAACAACGGGCAGGATGATATATGTCAGCGATGGCGATGGTGGCAACCCGTGCCTTGCCGTGGATAACGGCACGAATTGGTTGCGCGTAAACCTCGGAAGTGCGGTGAGCGCCACCGATGCAGACGAATACCTAATGGCAGAATAGAATGAGCAACATCCCTAAAGTAATAAAAATAAATGACCCCAAGACTCTTCAGCTAGTGTCGAAATTAGCGGAAGAGGATAACGACAATATGAAGATGCCTACCCATGCGGTAGTTAAAGGAGACGACATCGTGGGAGGTTGGAACTTATGCGAAGTACCAATGGTCCTGCTATGGCACCACTCCAAGAAAGTCGGAGCAAAAGATTCTTTAATACTAAATCAAATACAGGAAAGCATGTTATCCGAGAAAGGTGTGAACCAAGCGTTTATCGCGTGTAATTCACACAGCCCATATCACAATCATATGAAGCACTTCGGATTTGAACCTGTTTGGCCTACTAATATTTTCTACAAAAACTTACCAAAAATCTAGGAGACACTAATTATGTGCGGATCAAGTCAATCTTACAACTTCCCTGAACAACCAAGCTACGGCGAGGGCATGGCAGATGCTCTCAAAGCACAGGTCGAGCTACTTACAGGTACAGGAGATTTTGCTGAGATAGCTCCTGGCGGATTAGAAGGACTTCTCCCGCTCGAAGAGAACATCCGTAAGAAGACCGCACAAACGGATACGGATATTCTGCGACAGACGCTGTTGGGTAGAGAGCAAAAGGAAACAACAGGCACTTATGATAGCGAAGGTAGATTAGTTGTTGGCTATTCTGATCCAACAACAGGCGAACCTCAGAAAGGAAAATACACCGCAAAAGTTACTTCTTATTCGGAAAAAGTAGGAAAGAAAAGTTACCCTAGGACAAAGGTTGAGCTTATTGATACAGATACAGGCAAGGCAGTAGCAACCGCAAATCCAACAACCTACACAAGTAGTAGGAAAGGCGGAGGTGACACAAAGACAGTAGAATATGATAAAGTAAGTCATGATTCTTTTAAGGATTTTATCTCCGAGTCAGAATTTGAAAGACTGATTGAAGGGGCGAAGTCAGGTAATGTAAGTGCAATGGATTTTATGGGAGTAGGACAAGAAACTCCCGATGGTGGTAAACCTCAACCTATTTACGCAAAAGATCCAAACGGAAACACAATCGTAGACACATCAAAAGCGGGACAGACGGAAACAATACCCGCCTCATTCTCAGGGGACGGAATGATTAATCTGCTCGGCGACAGTCGTAATGTGCAAGGGGAAGTAGGGGATTTTGAGTCTTATGTACAGAATAACGGAGATGTAAAGGCGGCATTTGAGCGTGCAAAACAGGGTGGGGACTCAAGAACAATTGAGGAATTTGGTCGTGACCACTATAATAAAGACGGTCGTTCAGAAGGTAGAGAATTACCTACAATGTTTGGGGTTACTGATCGTAAGGCAGGCTTTGATGCAGATGGAAACTTCCTTGGACTCTCCGCCCTTTCCGAAGATATACAGCGAGGTAACTTATCTCGCCAACGCGAGGCAGACCTGGCGGATGTTGAGCGCTTATCTGATCGCTATCAGGATGTAATGGCGGATTACAAACCCGCCGCAACTAGCGGATTGGATGGAGCAAGAGAGTTACTCGAAGAGCAGAAGGAAGCAATGACTACAGGTGGTGGTGCCATTACAAAACCCACAGGCAGTACCTTTGCAAGCGGACTTGAGGGACAAACCATGACCGCCGCACAGGTAGGACAAGGTCCCACGCTAGATGCAAGCACTTCCTACACTCCCTCCGCAGATGTATCGGGAGGAACATTTGATGCAGGCACATCCTACACCGCATCTCAGGTAGCCGATCCATTGCGTCTTCAAGCCGCCACTTCCTTTGATCCATCGGCAAGCGTGGAAGGGCAATCTTACACCGCCGCCCAAGCGGGTGACCCAATGGCACTCACAGCGGCTACTTCCTACGATCCATCCGCGAGCGTGACAGGACGAGGATATACCGCCACCGCAGGAGTGGAGGGTGGTAATATCGGTGCAGATACACTTCGTGCCGCACTACTTGCAGATGCAGAGACTGCACTAGGGCAGGGATTGACTGAGCGCGAGCAGGCACAGATTGCAAATTCTGCCCGTGCAAGACAGACCCTCATGGGTAGGACATTTGATCAGTCAGGAGCAATACAGGAGGCCCAGGCGCTTGTAGCAGAAGATAATAACCGCCGGATGCAAAATCGTGGATTTGCACAATCTGCACTTGGTCAGGAAGCAGGTATCCAAGGTGATGATTCCGCCCGTGCAATGACTACCGATCAATTCAATGTAGGTGCTAAGATGGATGCCGAAAGGCTCAATGAAACACTTCGTCAACAGGGACTTGGTAATTACATCAATGCAGTTGGTAACCTCGCACAGATAGAGGATAAGTTTATGCTCGATCCATTCCAGGCACTACTTTCAAGACCAGGTGGTGGTAGCCTGCAAGCAGGGCAGGGTGTATTTGGACAAGC